ATGCCAAAACCGCTATCCGCAAAGTACGTTGAGAAGGTCCAGCCCGACCCGACGCGGCGCCTGGAGATCCCCGACGGCCTGTTGCCGGGCTTCTACCTCGTTGTCCAGCCGACCGGCGCCAAATCCTGGGCGGTACGCTATCGAGCCGGTGGGCGGCCGACAAAGCTGACCATCGGCAAGGTTTCGGCGATCGAGCTAAAGAAGGCGCGCGACCTTGCACGCAAACATCTAGAGGCGGTTTCCAAAGGGCAGAACCCTGCTGCCGAGAAACGGGCGGCCCGCGCGACTAAGACTATCACTCTGCCCGAGACTGTCGGGGCCTTGTGCGACGAGTACATCAAACGATATCTGAAACCGAATGTGCGGCGCTGGAAGGCGGCCGAGGGCGAGATCGACAACCATATCCGGCCACGCTTGGGTAAGCTGCCGCTGAAGGACCTCGCGCGGGCGCATGTGCGCGGCATGGTGCGCGAGATCGAGGCGACATACCCCGTCGCTGCAAATCGCGCCCTTGCGCGCCTAAACGCCGTTCTGAATTGGGCCGTGGCTGAGGACTTGATCGAGGCGAACCCGGCCGCGGGCGTGAAACGTCCGACCCGAGAGACGCCGGCCGACCGCATCCTCGACGACGACGAGTTGAAAGCCGTTTGGGGCTCTGTCGATTCCCTGGCCTATCCGGCGCAACAGTTCATGCGCCTGCTCATCCTGACCGGGCAGCGGCGCGACGACGTGCGGCTTATGCATTGGGACGAGATCAACTTGGCGGAAAAGACGTGGATCATTCCCGCGTCCCGCTACAAGTCGCGCCGGCCGCATCTGGTTCCGCTGACCGACGAGACGGTCGCCGTTCTCAAGGCAATGCCGTTCAAGGATCGCGGCGGCTACGTCCTGACGACGACCGCGGGCAAGAAGCCTTACGCGAACGTCCAGAAGCCGAAGGCGGCCGTCGATAAGAAATCGGGCGTCACCGGCTGGACCCTGCACGACCTACGCCGTACCTGCCGCACCGGCCTGTCACGCCTGGGCATCCGAAGCGACATTGCCGAGCGCGTGATAGGCCATGCCGTCGGCGGCAAGCTGGGGCAGACCTACGACCTGTACGAGTTCGCAGAAGAGAAGCGGCGCGCTCTGGAAGCGTGGGAGCGGCACGTCTTGGGGCTCAATGCCGGAAACGTGGTGGCGCTCCATGGCTAAGATCATCCGACAAAAGGGAAGTGGCATCACCGCGCGAGACGAAACACGCTTTCAGGCGCCGTTTACTGCGGATGATCGCGACGCCATTATGGAGATGTTCGGAAGCTTCCGGCCCGAGTTCGACTATGTGCACGGCGAGCGCGTTGCGGACCTAGCGCAAGCTGTTCTACGCAACTATGGGCTTCCTACGGACGCCGCGCGGTTGCACGAATACCCTGACGGAAACCGCCGTGGTGACTTGGCGAGCTTCGTTCTAGACGCGGGGCACCAAGAAGAAAGCGTCCCGCATTTGGCTGCGATAATCCTTCGGACATTGCTGTTTCTGCGCGACGCGATCAGGAAGAACGACGCCAACTTAGCGGCCCGCTTCGCATTTGAGATCGGGGCAGCGACCCGCGCCATGACAATAAAAATGGGATGGGAGCGGCATGCTCTGAGCGGCAGCGCGGCTCATGCTGGTGCCGTCGAGGGCGGGAAACGCACATCCAAGGACGATCGCGACATTGAGCTGGCGCAGGAGTATCTGTCCTGGCGGGAGCGGAATCCGCACTTGTCGAAATCGGCGTTCTACGATTCCAAGTACGTGCGTGCCTTAGACTTGAAGCCTGAGGCGGCCAAGAAGGCTCTAAGCAAGGGACTAAGACTTATGGGCAGGAATATGTAATAAAGTCGGGAAAGCCGGGCCGCTTTCCCAGGATGGTTATCTACGTTTCCTCGCATCAACGGCAATCAAGCCGTGAGAAAGCGAGGTAAGCGTGAAGTTCCTACGGTTCAACGACCTTGTTGAGCGCGGTATCGTTAGTAACCGGCCGTGCCTTCACCTGTGGATCAAGAATTACGGTTTCCCCCGCGGCGTTCTTCTCGGGCCGAACACTCGCGCATGGCGTGAGGACGAGATCGAGGCTTGGCTGGCGTCCCGGCCTGTCGCGCAGGATGACGCGGCATGAAGCGGCTTCCGAGGCGCGAGCAGTTCGCCGACGTCCCGGCCGCCATCGCTGGGAAGTCTCATTTCGTTGTCCGGCCGGTGAACACCGGCTGGGAGATCATTGTCCGTCGTCTCGGACGGATGCCGCAGACGATCCTGGCGGCTACCGAGGGCGAGGCGAACCGGATTCGGCTCGACCTGAGCGCGGCGGGCCTGATCGGCGTTAACCGTGGGGGCGCCGCATGAGCGGCGTCCCTTCGGAAACGCGAGCGGCCATCGAGAAGGCGATCGAATCCCTGATCGCCGTTCTCGACGCGATGGACGGCGACCCGGACCTGGAGCCGGAAGAGGATCGCTGCGCCGCCTACGACGACAATCCGCGCCCCTTGCCGATCCCGTTCGCCTGTTGGGGGCCGGGTGATCCGGACGACGCGGAGCCGGATCAAGATTGCTGAGGGCGCGGCATGAGCGGGAAGCACTATACCGACCTGCGCAAGGTGAAGGCCGTGCCCGACGGCATGGCCTTCGTGCAGCTTTCGATCGAGCTGTTGACCTCGCCGGCATGGCGGGGGCGTTCGATCAACTGCGGACGCTTCATCGAATTCCTGATGATCGAGCACATGCACCACGCCGGCCGGGAAAATGGATGGTTGCTGGCGCCCTATGACCAGCTTGTGAAGTTCGGCATCACGCGGCGGCTGATCCGCGCGACGATCGAGGAAGCCGTCGAGCGCGGCTTGGTTGCCGTGGTCCATGGCATCCGGCGCACGTTCAAGGACACGTCACCGAGCCGCTACCGGCTGACCTTCTTGCCCGAGAAGGTCGTCAACGCGGCCGGCATCACCTACTTCGCCGAGCCAACGAACGAGTGGAAGCGGTTCAAGCCTGCGCTTGCCGAAAACAGAACTTCGGTTCCCGAAGGGGAACTCGACCAGTTCCCGAAGGGGAACTCGCAAGGTTCCCGAAGGGGAACTCTGGAAGCCTCGGAAACGGCGGAAAACTGCGGCCCGCCCACAGTTCCCGAAGGGGAACCCCTATATATATCTTGGCTCCCAGAGAACGCTGTCGGCACTACCGAGCCCGAAGCGTCTCCAGCTCCATGTTCTCCTGACCGCAGCGCGCCTCATGCCGGGCGGCAGCATCGCGATCCCGACGTCATCGACATCGAGGACTATCTGGGCGCTCGACCTGACGAGACCGAATCCCCTCAAGCAAAGTTGCGGCGGCGGCTCGTCGAGCATATCGCGGCGGCGCCCCGTGGCGAGATCACGCGGCTGGCCCGACGTGTCGGCGTGAGCCGGGCGCAACTCGGCAACTTCAAGGACGGCCGCTTCGGGCTCAACCGGGGCGCGGAAGCGGCCTTGCGCCAGATCCTCACCTAGCGCCCGGCGCGGCGGAAGGAGCTTTGGGAGGCGCGGGCTGTAGGTGGTGCAACTTGCACCACCAAGCCGCAGCACCAGAAGCAGGACGGGAAATATTGTTCACGTTCTGTTCTCACGATAGAATTGCCCTTGCAGATTGAGCAGAGGGCAGCATGGCCGTAACCTTGGCAGACCTGAAGGCATGGTGTCGCGTCGATCACGAGGACGACGACGCGCTCTTGACCGCCCTGGGCGAGGCGGCGCTCGAATTTGTCGAGCAGGCCACCGGGCGCACCTATTCGGGCGACGGCGCGGAAGCGATGCCGGAGCGGGCGAACACGGCGGTTAAGGCCCTTGTGGCGCATTGGTACGATACGCGGCAGCCCGTCACCGTCGGCGCGTCGGCTTCGGTCGTGCCGCTGCATGTCCGCAGCCTCATCCATCAGTTGCGCGACTGGTCCGAGCCGTCGGACGAGGACACGGCGGCATGACGGCCGGGCAGCTCCGCGACCGCGCCTTGTTCCAGGCGGAGGAACTGGTCCCCGACGGCGGCGGCGGAAGCATGCTCGAATGGGTGGACAAGTTCACCGTCCGGGCGCGGCTCATGCCGGGCACCGTTGCCGAGCGGCTTCAGGCGGGCGCCCTACAGGCATCGGCCCAGGCCATGCTCCGCGTCCGCCTGTCGTCCGATACCGAGCAGATCAGGGCCGACTGGCGCGTCGTCATCAAGGGCGCGACCTACAACATCCGGCAGCACCCGGAAGACCCGTACCGCACCCGGCAATGGCTGGACATGCTGATCGAGCGGGGCGTCGCGACGTGAGCGATCCGTTCTATGGCACCCGCGAATGGCGCGACCGCCTGCGACCGCGGCAACTCGCCCGCGAGCCCATGTGCCAATGGCCGCAGTGCACGCGCCCGGCCGACACGGTTGACCACATCAAGCCGATCCGCCAAGGGGGCGCGAAGCGCGACCCGAGGAACTTCCAATCCCTTTGCGGCGACCATCACCAGATCAAACGGGCTGCGGAGCGCAACGGCAAGGACTGGATGGACTATGCCTATCGCGGCTGCGACGTGGACGGGATGCCGCTCGACCCGCGCCATCCGTGGCACCGGGGGGCGGTCGATCACGGCAGGCTGGCCGCTGACAACCGCGCGGATGGTCACGAAACGAATTAGTTAACCGAAAGGTTGAGCGTTGGGGCTGCGCGGACCAGGGGCACGGGCACGGAAGACAGGCGACAAGGGGGCAAAGCCTCGTCGTGCTGCCCTGCCGTGGAAAAAGCGCGGCCTGTCCCGTGTCGAGCGGCTGGTCGCCTTCCTCGAATACCTGCCGATCACGAAGGGCATTCTGGCCGGCACGAAGATGAAGCTTCTGCCGAACCAGATCGAGTTCATCGAAGCCGTCTATGGCCGCGCCGACGCGACCGGCCGGCGCCAGACGCGCATTGCGATCAAGAGCGAGCCGCGGGGCAACGGCAAGACCGGCCTGATTGCCGGGCTTTGTCTGGCGCACCTCTTGGGGCCGGAAGCCGAGCCGCGCGGCGAGGTATATTCGGCCGCGATCGACAAGATTCAGGCGGGGCTCATCTTCAAGGAGATGCGCGCCATCATCGAGGCGGTTCCCGAGTTCGACGAGCGGGTCAACGTCCAGCGGTTCCAGAAAGTGATCGAGGTGCTGGAGGGCGACGGCGAGGGCAGCGTCTACGAAAGCCTGTCGGCCGATGTCCGCCGCGCGCACGGCCTGGCGCCCTCGCTCTGGGTCTATGACGAATACGCGCAGGCGAAGACCGCCGAGCTGATGGACAACCTCATGACCGCCATGGGGAAGCGCAAGGAGAGCCTGGGCATCGTCATCTCGACGCAGGCGGCGACCGACCAGCACCCGCTTTCGGTCATGATCGACGACGCCCTCAAGGGCGAAGATCCGACCGTCTATTGCCAGCTCACCGCGGCGCCGGCCGATTGCGACCCGCTCGACGAAAATGTCTGGCGCGCCGTCAATCCGGCCTGGGGCGTGTTCCTCGACGAAGACGAGTTCCGCAGCCAAGCCCGGCGCGCGGCCCGCGTGCCGTCCTTCATGGCGCGCTTCATGAATCTGCGGCTCAACATGCGGATCGAAGCGGAGGAACGTTTTCTGAGCGCGCCCGACTGGAAGGCGTGCGGCGGCGAGATCGACGTCGAGGGGCTGCGCGGCGCCCGCTGCTATCTGGGGCTCGACCTGTCCAGCACGACCGACCTGACCGCCCTGACGGCCTATTTTCCCGATACCGGCCACGCCCTGGCATGGTTCTGGAAGCCGGCCGACGGGCTCGACGAGGCCGAACGCCTCGACCACGTGCCCTATAAGACCTGGGTGCGCCAGGGGTTCTTGGAGACGACGCCCGGCCGCGCGATCGACAAGGCGTTCGTGGTGCACCGGCTGGGCGAGATCGCCGCGACCTACGACGTCCAGGGGCTCGCCTTCGACCGCTGGGGCATGGCCGAAATGAAGCGGCTCATGGCCGACGAGGACGTGCGGCTCGACATGGTGGACTTCGGGCAGGGCTACAAGGACATGGGGCCGGCGCTGAACGCGCTCGAAACCGTCGTCCTGCAGGGCACGCTGCGGCACCCGCGGAATCCCGTGCTCGACATGTGCGTCGCCAACGCGATTGCCGTGTCGGACCCGACCGGCGCCCGGAAGCTCGACAAGGCGAAATCCAACGGCCGGATCGACGGCCTTGTCGCCCTCGCCATGGCCGTCGGGCTGGCGGCCCGCACCCCGGCGAAGAAACAGTCCGTCTATCGGACGCGCGGGCTGCTGACGTTCGACCTGCCGACCTAAGCTGCTCTGCGACTTCGTGTTCTCCCTCTGTTCCTATTTCTTGTGGCTGCCTAAAAAATGGGCGACAATACAGTTCGCCTAAACTTTATGCACAAGGCCCGACGGGCGAAAGGAACAGGACACATGAAGCTTCACGAGTTGCAGGAACAGCGCGCCCGTGCCGTTGCGGCCATGCGCGCCATCGCGGACAAGGCGGAAGCCGAGAGCCGGGACTATTCGGAAGACGAGGATAAGCGCCACAAGGCGCTCAAGGCCGAGATCACGGAGCTGGACGGCAAGATCGCCCGCGCACGGGACATTGCCGAAGCCGAGCGCGCGGCGCCCGCCATCGTGCACGGCGTCGGGGACGGCCGCTTCGAGGACCGGGCGCGCGACTTCTCCATCACCCGGGCGATTGCCGCCCGTCTGGGCGACGACGTGGACGCCGGCTTCGAGCGCGAGATCAGCCAGGAGGTGGCCCGCCGCTCCGGCCGCAAGTTCCAGGGCATCGCGGTTCCCGACGAGGTGTTCTTCACCGAGCGGCGGACGCTGCTGACTTCGGGCGACGCGGCGAGCCTCGTGCCCAACGTGCACCGCGCCGACCTGTTCATCGACCGTCTGCGGGCATCGCTCATCACCGGCCGGCTGGGGGCAACCGTCCTCGACAACCTTGTCGGCGATCAGGACATTCCGCGCCAGACGGGCAGCTCGACCGCGCAATGGGTGGCTGAGGACGGTTCGCTGACCGAGACCGATCCCGACTTCGACGACGTGCAGCTCCGGCCCAAGACCGTGGGCGCCATGACGTCGTTCTCGCGACGGACCATCATCAACGCCGTTCCGGCGATCGAGCAGCTTGTCCGCAATGACCTGTCGGCCCAGATCGCCAACGCGATCGACGCGGCGGCCCTCATCGGCACCGGCAGCGGCAATACCCCGACCGGCATCGCCAACGTGGCGGGCGTCCATGCGGCGAGCCTCGCCGCGCCGACCTGGGCGGGCGTCCTGGGCTTCGCGGCCGCGATCGATATGAGCGACGCCCTCATGGGATCGCTCGGCTGGGCGATGAACGCCAACGCGGTAAAGACCTTCCGCTCGACCCTGAAGGAGTCGGGCGACGCGGGCGCCGGCTATCTCATGGAAAGCGCGAGTGCCATGGCCGGCTATCCGGTGGCGACGACTTCGGCCCTGCCGGGCGCCTATGACGCCGACACGCCGGTCGCCGCAACGGTGGTCTTCGGCAACTGGAGCGACCTGCTGATCGGCTACTGGTCCGGCACCGACATTCTGGTCAATCCGTACGAGACGACGGCCTATGCCAAGGGCCGCGTCCTCGTCCGGGCGATGCGCGACGTGGATGTCCAGGTGCGGCACGCCGAAAGCTTCGCGGTGGCCGACGACCTGACCATCGCGGAATAAGGCGATGGAACGGCGATCCGCCCTCGAGCTGCGGACGACGGGGGGCAAGTCCCCCCGTCTCGCCGGTTATGCGGCCGTGTTCGACCGCCCATCGGAAGACCTGGGCGGCTTCGTCGAATACGTCCGCGCCGGCGCGTTCCGGCGCTCCCTGGAGAGCAACAGCGCCGACCCGCTGGCGCTCGTCCATCACATGCCGCATATGGTGCTGGGGCGGCGCTCCGCGGGCACGCTGCGGCTGTCCGAGGACAGTCACGGGCTCGCCTTCGAGATCGACCTGCCCGACACCCAGACGGCGCGCGACTTGGCCGTCAGCGTCGAGCGGGGCGACATCAGGGGCGCGTCCTTCGCCTTCACCGTGGCGCCCGACGGCGACCGCTGGAGCTTCGACGGTGGCCGCGCGACCCGCGACCTGCTCGACGTCACGCTTCACGAGATCACCATCACGGCGACGCCGGCCTACCCCGACACGGAAGTCGCCCGCCGCGCCCTGGCGGCCCTGACCCCCGCCGCGCCCCGGCTGCGGGCGGCCCGGCGCTTTCTGGACACGCTATGAAGATTCTCGACCTGTTCCGCGCCCGGAAGCCCGAGACCCGTTCGCGCTCGTCCTGGGACAACATGATCGCGGGCGGCGACGGCATCGCCGTTCCCGTCAACGCGACCCTGGCCGAGAACCTGTCGGCCGTCTTCGCGTGCGTCCAGATCATCAGCGAGACGATCGCGTCGCTGCCCATCAACGTCTACCGGCGCGACGGCGAGGCGCGAAGCCTCGACCGGAACCATCCCGTCGCCCGGATCTTCGCCCGCGACGCGAACGACTGGCAGACGGCTTCCGAATGGCTCGAAACCGTGTCGGCCCATTGCCTGCTGCGGGGCAACGGCTATTCCGAAATCGTGAGGGACAACCGGGGCGCCCCGGTCGCGCTCATCCCCTTGCATCCCGATCATGTGTCCGTCGTCCGCATCCCCGGCACGGCGCGCATCCGCTACGACGTTGCCGACCCGATCCGCGGCACCCGCCGGCTGCTGCCCGAGGAAGTCTTCCACCTGAAGGACCGGAGCGACGACGGCATTGTCGGCGTGTCCCGGCTTCGTAGGGCGCGCGATACCTTTGCGACCGCCTTCTCGACGGAGCAGTTCGCGGCCTCGACCTACCGAAATGGCGCCTTCCTGTCGGGCGTCGTCACCCATCCCGAGCAAATCGGACCCGAAGCGGCAAAGACGTTGCGGGAGAGCCTGGAGGCGCTTCACGGCGGCGCCGGCAAGGCCGGCCGGATCGGCGTGCTGGAAGAGGGCATGACCTGGCAGGCGCTATCCGTCAGCCCGGAAGACGCCCAAATGCTCGAAAGCCGGCGCTTCGGCGTCGAGCAGGTAGCACGGATCTACCGCGTTCCGCCCCCGGTCCTGGGCGACCTGTCCAACGGCTCCTACAGCAACGTGACCGAGCTGGGGCGCTGGTTCGCGACGTTCACCATTACCCCATGGCTGAACCGCATCGAGCGCGCGTTGGAGCGGGCGCTGTTCACCGAGGAAGGCCGGCGCTCGCACCTCATCGAGTTCGACACCGACCTGTTGCTCCGCGGCGACCTGCTGACCCGGCTCCAGGCATACCGGATCGGTCGCGAGATCGGCCTCTACAACGCGAATGACCTGCGCGGCTTCGAGAACCTGAACCCGAGGACCGATCCGGACGCGGAGACCTTCCTGTCGCCGCTCAACATGCAGCCCGAGCAGAACGGAACGCCGAAGCCCAAGGGCGAGTGACATGCTCACCCGCGTGCCCTGGCTGCGAGCCGAGACGAAGCCAAAGCCCCGGCCGCTCAAAAAGGACCGCCGCGACCACCTGATCGCCGCGGTCGCCGACATTCTGCGTCAAGGGGCGCCGACGGCGTTCTCGTTCGAGGCGTCATGCCGGCATGGGCTCCGCGCCGCCTTTTGCCTCTATGGCTGGACCTGGGCGGAAGCCGATGCCACGGCGGCCGACATCCTGGCGGCGGCCATAAGGAAGGTGGGGGCGAGGCGCCCGACATGGCAGGAGGGGCAGCCGGAATGGACCCAGTACGGCATCCTGGCGATCGAGCGCACGACCTGCATCCGCTGCAAGGCACCGCTGCCGGAAGGGCATTGGAAGTATTGCAGCATGCTATGCGCCCAAGCTGATAAGCAGGCGCGACTGCGCGCGCGACGGGCCGAGGAAATGCTCGCCTATCAGCGCGCCCGCTATGCCGCCGGCAAGCTGCACCCGCCCCAGCCGCCCCGACCCTGCGAGGTGTGCGGCAAGAGCTTCTCGCCCCGGAAGAAGACGGCCCGGTTCTGTAGCTACTCGTGCTCGAACAAACGGCGCGGGCATGCGTGGCGGAAACCGCTGTTCCCCCGGTAA